AGCGCTTTATAAGCGCCCTTCTCTGTTCTATATTTTCCGCGGAACTTCTCTGCTGGATCTTTTCCCGTCATTTGATAAATACAATCACAGACGAAGAGAGCGCAGTCGTTTCTTCCCCAGGAAAAGGCATCCTCTCTGGTGTCTTCAATGAAAGAAAGCAGCCTTTCCAACCAATCCGGTCTTCTTGTCATCTCTCACCTCCAGCCCCACCTGTGAAGTTTCTAGCCCCTGAGGGAGCACCTTGTCCAGTTGCCACAGGACCACCAGTGGTTTGTCCGCCAGCAGTAGCTCCTCCCCATACAATTTCCTTATCCGTTGTCGCTGAAACGAATTGGAGGCCCAAATCTCCGGAAAAAAGCTCCTGCTGGTCGGCGTCTGTGAAACGTCGGACCCTTGGGCGGTCCCAATCAATAAGCCGGGATTCAGCAGTTACAACAATGCGAGCCTCCTTGTCCATTTCGATATTCATCTCGTTCATACGTCCGCGGAAAAGAAGGGTCGCATCGAGAAGTTGGTAAGAGGAATTGAAAAACCCAAGCCAAACTTCTGCTAGGCGATTTTGTAATTCTTCCTGAAGAGCAAGACTAATACTCGTAGAGGGAATTCCTGAAAGCTCAAGGGTAATGCCGAAGGCCCTCTGTTCTATTCCTTCCTCAATCGGTGAAATCCTTCCCAAGTCTCCAATCCCGGTATAAACTTCCCCATTGAAAGTGAGATCACCACGTCCACTCCATACACGGAAATCACCGGAGTCAAATTGGAGTTTCACGATGGCAAGGATGCGAACTCCCTCATGCTTTTTGGACTCCGTTATTAATGCAGAGGAAATAGAGCGTCCCATCAGAAAGCCTCTATCGCTGAGAACGAAAAGCCGCGCACGAAGTCCCCGGCTATTGCATCCCAAAGGGTTTGCGAGTCATCAACGAGCCGCATTTCTACCTGTGGGTTTGTCAGGACGATAGCAGTATTGTCGGCGGGACTTTGTCTTAGGGGCGGCTTAAAGTTAAGGGTTGCGACGCCAGAAGCATCGGAGTCCACTTGGGAAGTAATCATGTGAAGCTCCTTCTTCCCACCGGCAGTTACTTCAAAGTAGTCCCCAGGAAGAAGAAGCCCAGTCCCAGAAAGCCGCCATCCATCGGTGGTGAGGGATGTTCCTGTTTGAGAAGCCCCAGCGACAAGGGGAGTGTCCAGCGAGGAACTATAGGCCCCCCGAGGAGTCTTCCGCAATGGGTCAAAGCCAAAGAACCGCCCAGAGGCTCCCATCAAATTGACAAGAAAGGCTTGCCATTCCGCGGCGACATTGGGAGTCATAATTGGCAAAGTGTATGTGGCAAACCATAAAGCCCCCGGGAGTTCAAGTGTTTGCGTCACCCCATTGAGAGGACTAGTGAAAACCTGCGTATTCGTCCGAAGGCCGAATTGAACGGCCCTAAAATTCGGAGAAGAAGGCATTGTCAAGGTGGCCATTTCTATCTCCGTGCGTTAAACCCGCGTGCCTTTCTTCTTTCGATCTCAGCAATGGTCTCCTGCTTGATGCGTTCCGCATTCGTACGGAGAAGGGAGACAGCTTCAAGGGATGCCCCTCGGAAATCGAAGTTCTGGTTTATCACAATCCCGCCTCCGGCTTGGAAGATCTCATTTGGGAGAATGGTTCCTGAAACCCGCGGCGTGAAAATCTCAGGTCCGGCTTCACCTACAATTACCGTCTCCCCAGCGGAGACATGCCCGCCGCCTTGGACTCCTCGAAGGGCTTGAGCAGCTATTGTGGGACCGGCACTAGCCGCCGCCGAGCCGCCACCAAAGCCGAAGAAGGAACCGAGGGTTCCACCTGCAGAGAACAACTTCCCGAAGAACCCTTCAAGGGGCTTCTGGACGGTCTGTTGGAGAATGATATCAATAATCATGTCCAGAACTCCCCTGAGGGCTCCCCGAAGACCCTCTGCGCTTGAAGTGGCAGACCGTAGTCCTCGCGTCAGCGAACTAGCTAAAGACCGTGCGGCGCTTTCTGCTTCTTGTTCTCTTCTAGTCTGTTCCTCGATCTTCCTAAGAAGCTTATCCCGCTCTTGGATCTGCGTTCTAATAAGCTCAATCTGAGTTGCAGTGAGGGTGATTCCTTCTTCCTTAAGCCTTAGAATAGTCCGCTCAAGTGTAGCTGCCTGACGCCCTCCATCAAGCCTTGCCCTTAGGACTTGGAGATCATTCTGTCTAGACCTAATAAGTCCTTCCACAGCCTTGCGTTGTTCCGCCAAAACTTGAAGTCTCTTATTAGCAAAAGCTAAAGACGCTCTGCTCAAGTCCATTCCAACTCTGGACTGTTGAATCCCTTCCCCTTGAAGTTCCGCAGAACGAAGTTGTGCTTGAAGACGCTCTGCGTTTATCTGCCTAAGCAGTTCAAGCCTCTCATTAGCCCGCTGCAATTGAGCTTCTGTGAGGGATAGTCCGATCCTGGCATTTTGGATGCCCTCTCCCTGAACAGATGCTGTTTCGGCGAGAACTTTTAAGAGTTCCCTTCCGGCTTCAAGCCGAGCATTAGCTGTTTCTACATCGAAGGAGGGAACAACAGGTTCCCTTAGGCGTACTCCAACAAAGCCTGGCGGTTGCGGTGCGGCTGCGGTCGCTCTAAAGGCTCTCCCCCGTGCTTCTCTTTCCATACGGAGCAACGCATTAGCCCTTTTCAATTCCTCATCCGTAAGAGAAACACTAATCTCGGCTTGGCGGTTATTTTCCTTTTTAAGTTCCGCAAAACGAAGAAGGGCCTGGATTAGATCCCTTTCCTTTTGTAGAGCCTCATCCCGGAGCTTGTTTTGAAGCTCCATAGTCTGGGAAACCGCCTTCAGTCTGCGGTTGGCTAGCTCCAGGTTGAAGCTAGGCGAAAACGGTTCCCTTAAAAGAGGCGCATTAGCGGAGCGCCTTGGGAGTCCGGGAACGAATGGCTCACGAAGGCGAATGCCGGTTACACCGGGAGGTTGAGGCACGGCAGATGTTGCGCGCAGGGCCGCCTCCTTTGCGGCTTGGCGTTCTAGAAAGCCCGGAAGGGAAACGGGAACCCTCGCAGTTTGGATTCCTTTTTGTGGGAAGAATTTCTCCAGCTTCCGTCTGAGCTTTGCAATGTCAGCTTCTAGTTCTTGTTCACTTCCAACGAACGTCTCTATAAGCGTTCGGGCTAGAGTATTTCCTGTCCGCTTGGCTTCCCGCAATTCATCAAGAGCTCCTCGAAGAGCACGGAGTTTTCCTTTGAGAACATCCGTGGGCTTTCCGACACGTTCTAGGCTTCCCCGAAGAGCGTCAACCGACTTTCTTACTGTCCTAAGAACAAAAGTGACCGCATCGCTAAAGCCAAGGAGAGTATCCAATCGCTCAGAGAAGCGGAAGGTAGCATCACTCAATTTATTAAGCTCTGCGGTTAAAGATGAGGAAGCTGCAACCGCAGCGGACCCAAACTTAGTGTTTAGAACATCCGCAAGACGGGGAAGGAGATCCTCAGCAGCTACCTTTCCTTGTTGAAGGAGCTTATTAAGCTGCTGCGTCGTCACCCCCATTGCCTCTGCGGCAAGGTTGAAAGCTCCCGGAAGCCGCTCACCCAACTGGCCGCGAAGCTCCTCCGCCTGCACTGTTCCCTTCGACATCATCTGTTGAACGGCAAGGAGAGCCCCACGAATTTGATCCGCAGTGAGGCCCATTGCAACGCCGGCACGGGAGATGGCAAGGAAGATATTTTTTACCGTCTCTCCGGTTAGGGTTGTGCTCTTAGCCGCCGCGGAGAGCTGAGCGTACTGAAGCGCAGTGGATTGAATATCAAGCCCGAGCCTTTCCGAAGCGTTTGCTACGAACTCGAACTCCCTCCTAGCCTTCGTCAAATCTCCTGTAACTGCCCGAAGAGTGAAGAGGATGGTGTCCGCTTGTTTCCGGGCATTCACCATTGCATCTGCCATCTTCTTGGCGGCAACGGCAACTCCGGCAATACCCGCAGCTACAAGGGCAAATTTAGGAGAAGTCCGAGAGGCAATAGCCCCAAAAGCGGCAAGGCGGGCACCGATGCCAGAAAGCGGACCCACAGCGAAGATCGTAGCGGAGCCTAGGTTTTTAATTATTCCTGTAAGCCTTCCTACCTTCGTCTCGGCCTGGTCTATTTCTTTGTTAACTCCCTCCTGCTGCGCTTTGAAATCCCGAAGCGCGCGCTTGGCTCTTCCTAGAGCCGCACGGAAGCGATCCTGAGCCTCTGCAAATTCCCTTGCAGTCAGCTTCCCGCTTTTCATGGTCCTTTCAAGAGCCTTAAAGGACCGAGTGGTTCTGGCAATGAGAGTGGAACTGGCTCCGGCTAGACGAACCGCTTGTTGGAAGTTGAGAAGCTGTTCCCGTGCGGAATTGATGGCCCGCTTTTGTCGGACCATTGAAACGGAAGTGGTCCTAGCTTGACGCTCAAGGGCTGCTTCTAGGGACCGCACTTTCTTGATGATACGGTTTAGTTCACGCTGGACTTCCCTAGCGCCGCGCTTAGCTTCAACGCTGGAAATCTCTACCTTAATAGTCGGCCTAGGCATTCTCTTTTACCTTTGCATTGGCCCATTCAATCCACACGGAGTCCAGTCTTCTCACGGAGAGAAGGAGAATGTCAATATCTTCCCTTCCTCGAATCCCTTTAAGCTCACAATAGGAGAGGATCTCCCGATAAGGGATAGGAAAAAGCTCCTGTCGCGTGGAAGAGAGATCCCAGAAAGCTTCCCATAGCCACAAATCGTGGATGGGGATTGTGGGTTGTTCTTCCAAGACAGAAGAGACATTCCCCTTCTCCTCGTAGGCTTCAAGGGCACTCAGGTGGGGATGGTTTCTCAGGAACCACCTGAGCGCCTCTTCGAGTTTTTTACCGTCTTTTCCTTCTCCGAAGCAAGAAAGCGGCTCTCCTCTTGTGCCAGTTCAATGACAAGGGAATAGAAGCGGGGAAGCTTCAAAAGAACCTTCTCGGCGTTCTCTTTCGAATAGGGAAGGTCTTCTCCCTCGAATTGAATGTTTTTCCATCCCAGCAGAATAGTCTCCGCCACGATCTTGCACATAAGGGCACGATCTTCCTCGGGAGAGACCCTTCCCGCTTCGAGCCGCCGTCGAAGGGCTCTTGGAATGGAGCGGAGAGCCTGCATATAGCGAGGGTTCTCCCAAGCTGCTACAAGAATCTCCGCATCCCCGCCGATGTTCTCCCACACACCTTCCACTTCGGCTGTGGAATCCCGTGTAAACTCTGCGCTCAGGTCAAGGCTCATTTTTTCCTCCTCTTAGTTAAACGGTTGCCCGAGTGAGGGCGCCATTCCCAAGGAAGCGAACTGTGGTAGTGGCAAGCTCCCCAACGCTATTGCCGAAAGGCGCGTAGGAGGCCAGAATGCATTCCCCACTATAAGAGGGATTAGTTGCACTCACTGCACCGGAAGTCGGCTTTCCGGTGAAGGTACCGGACTTTCCAACAATTGCCGACAGGGTGGCATCCACGCTCGACGCAGCGAAATCCTGCTTGAAGGTCACATCAAGGGACCAATCCAGAAGACCGCCGAGACGCGTCTTATATGTGGAGCCCATCGCAGTGTCCTCTTGAACATCCGCCTCAATGTTCAACGTGATGGACTGGACGTGGTTGCTTAGGTCAACCGGCGTCCCACTCGAGTTGTCAATGACAAAGCTGAAATCCGTGAGAACAAAAGAGGCCATTACTTCTCTCCTTTAGCCTGTTTGAGTTCCGCAATTCCGGCGTCAATCAACGCCTTGGCTCGAAGGGGATCTACCTTAAGGGTTTGTCCCTTCTTTCTTCCGCACCATCCTTTCTTAAGGATGACTTCAATGAGACCTTCCATAAGCTTTCTCCTAGGCGATAGCGAGGAAGCCGCCAATGGTGAAAGAGGGCGAAATGCCTCCAATGGTTAAAACCAGCCTCCACCAAGTGTCCGTAATGGGGCCGTCGGCAGATTTCAGTTCGGCTCCTACTCCAGTGAATTGAGAATGAGTGATCCTCGTCACCGGAGAGACAAAACCTGAGGCATCATCACTCTCTACTGCAACCCCAAGTGTAGGGTTTGTTCCAGAAGCGGCAGTAACATGGAGGGCCGAGTAGATCTTCTGAGAGGAAGAAACGGAACCTAGCTGTCGGGATGTTCCATTGCCAGAGGCTGTGAAAGTTCCGAACTCCATGACAGTTCCTCTGAGCAGTTTTCCTGTTCCCTGAACCGCAAGAGAGAAGGCAAAGATTTCCCCAAGGGATGCTCCAGGATTGTAAGTAGCCTGTTCCACCTGCATGGAGTAGGAGACGTCACCAAGTGAGGCTCCCTGTGGGGAAACAGAAATGAGAGCAGGGCCTTGTCCGAAGGTTCCGAAAAGGTCCGAATCTGCGGAATCTGTTCCTGAGGCACTCTCCCAATAGCCGTTGAGATTCATACTCGGAGAAAAGAGCCCAGCAAGCCGTGTCTTGTAGGTGGCTCCAAAAGTGGTAGATTCCTGAATGTCCACTTCATTCGAGAGTGCGATTTGGTTTAGAATACCGCTGAGGTCTCTTCCGTTGTAGAGAACCTTAGCATTCGTAAGGATGAAAGATGCCATTTAGAAACCCTCCAAAGCGAAGAAGCCAGCGGCTTGGGAGAGACCCTCTTCCAGGCCCCTCTCATATGTAGCGTCCTCGGCCTCCAGGATAGGTGCATAGGGAACGGCTGTTCCAATTACGATCTTTACGAACGGCTCTTTTAGTTGCGTCAGCTTCTGAAGCTCGTCGTTCCTGGAGGCCGCGGCTAAATCTAAATATTGAAATGGCTCAGGATCTCCTCTTTCAGGGGGATCAAGCTGGGCATCATCCAATCCGCCGATGCCGATCCTATGATTGGCCAAATAATACCCGGAGAAAACTCTTGAGTTTTCCAAAATAGCGTCAAAGACAAGTGTAGTCGAAATGTCCATGAAGCGAACCAAATTGCCAAGGACTTGTTCTTCAAATTCCTTTTCCAAATCCAAGGCAAAGTCTTCAACCATTTTGGAAGTAATGTGGGCCATTAGATACCCTCCTGATAGGGAAGAACAAAAGACATAAACCAGAAATGCTTAGCCTCAGTGGAAACGGAAAGAAGAAGAGGCTCCGATTGAACAGCTGCGACATCCAAATAGCCGGAGATGGACGCTGCCCGAAGGGAATCGAAGATGAGACGGGCTTTGGCATCCCCTTCCTCGAAGCGGGTCCACCGCACCCGGACATTGACCAAAGGGTAGCGGATCTCAAAACTCTGCCCCATAACGCGGGAAGGGGATTGGGAAGACCCGCCTGACACAAAAACGACATCCGAGGGAATGAGGGATGATTCCGCCCGAAGGGTTCCCACGAACAAATTCGTGCCAAGGGTAAGGCCAATACCCTTTCCAGAAAGGAAGGTCGCAACATCAAGAGGAGGGTTCTTAGCCATTATAGAAGAGCCCTCCTCTCGAATTGGGAACCATCAAGGGAAGGAACTTTCCTGAAATCTTGAACCTGTTGCGCACCAAGAACCGAAGTGGGATCGGTGGCGGTGCTAGTTCCTAGATAGAGGAAGTCCCCAATTGAGATATCCCGATCCAAGTAAACAATAGAGTTTGAACGTTTCTCTTCCCCACGGGCATTAACGAAAAGCTCTGTCCTCTGCTCCCAACGAACGGGAATCTGAACCGGAGCCGCAAAGGTGGGATCCCCATAGGAATCGACAGAACTCCTGGCCCACCATGTGGCCGTCTGTTTCAGATTCCTGGTGAGAAAGCTCATAGCACAACCCGCCGCCAAGGAGCTATCTTTTCCATAACGTGGGTAGGAATCCCAAAAGAATTATCCCTTCTTTCTGAGGAATCTCCCACTGCCTGTTCTACGATCCTTGGATTGTCCGAACGCTCAAAATAGAACATCTTTGCCAGGTCCAAGCAGGCCCTCTCCAGATCATAAGGAAGATCCCTGCCTGATTCTCCCGGCATCTTGTAGCCTCCCTCATAGACAACCGTTACGTTGTTGGCAAGGGTGTCTAGGAGTGGGAAGAGTGAAAGCCCTGCCGTAACATGAGAAGGTTGGACCCAAATCTTTGGAGCGGGTGGCGTTCCGTTCGTGTGGAGAAGCACTGCTCCTGCTTCCGCATCATCCAATGTGTACTCGTCCGTTGGAACGGTCGTTCCATCTAAAGTAATGGAAGTAATGGAACGGACTGGGGTTCTAGAAAGAAGGAGAATAGGAGTTCCAGTTCCCGGAAGGGATTCGGTTACGGTTTCGTGGGCAAAGACCCTTCCTGTTGCCTTTTCAATAAGAGCAGTTGCCTGCTTTATGAGATCGGAGAAGAGAGCATGGAGGGAAGTGTCATTTGTTCCAAGCTCCCGTTCAAGAGCCTCAATAGTTGTAAGGTCAGTTATGGGAGCCGGAGTTGTAACTGTGATAGACATCTCACAAGTCCTTCACCCAAAGGACACCTTCAAATTCAACGGTGTCACCGCCGGATGATTGGGCAGAGCCCGTGATTTTATAGCGTTCCCCATTGGTCCCTCCACTAATGCGGACCTGGACCTTCTGACCGGAGAATGTTGGCGATCCAAGGGTAAGATCTGTTGAGCCGGACACTAGACCCTCCTTAGTTTGGGTTAGCGTGCCTACGCTCGTGATGGTCTCACCCGATCTTAGCACAAGGCTCAAGTCGAAATCAAATAGTAGTGATTCCGACGGCTGCTTTAGGAGAAAAGGATAAGCTGAATCTCTGTAATGGGGATGTCGTTGTCCTCAATGTCTCCGATTGTAAGGGATTTGATGTTATGCCAGATATTGTCGAGTTTGTCGATATCTCTGCCGTCAAGGCCATTCTG